GTTGCCACAATGCTCAAACGCACCAATTGGCAAATCAGGAATGTCTAAAAGAAAATGAGATTTCATACTTTCGCCATCCAGTTGTATTGGTGGCGATCTGAATGTTCTACTTTAACACCAAGGCGTTTTAGCATTTGAACAATCCCGGGATTGTCCGCTTTGCCGTACACGCAGCGAACCGGTGTTTTGCGAATGATGCTGATGAAATGAGGCAAGCTCTGCACCAATTGCATTGGGGAATCCTGAGTGAAAAGATGCAGTTCAGCATCTTTTTTGTCGATGTTTCGGATCAACAGGACGCTATTGCCTGCGGACATGATATGGCCTTTACCCTTTTGAACCACAGAAGCGACAAAAGCCAACACCTTTTCAGGGTTGACTCCATGTTGTTGGCAATCGGCAGTGATAATTTCTGAAGGTGTCATGTACGTATATCCTATAGAAAATTACCCATTTTATGGACCATTTACGGCCTGAGTTGCTGCTTTTGCCCACCCTTGCCAAGTATCAAACTGATCTGGAGCGGGTACGTTGAATTGGCTAAATATGCTGTTTGTCACCATAGATGAGGCAACCTGTTTCCAATTTTCTTCAGTGACGTAGGGGAACTGTTGGTCGCCAAAATAGAGGATCAGGTTGCCATTCCACTGCTCCCAAGTACTAAAGTCGGGCAGGAAATCAAGTTGCATCAGGGACGCTCATCGCCAAGTTCGGCAGTGATCATGATGCGGCCAAATTCAAAGTCGCCGTCCACCACGTTGCTGCGGAACTGCAAATTGATTAGGCGGTGCTCAACCCTCAAATCGATCTTGCCATCTGTATCTTGGAACACATAAGGCCCATCATCTTGTTCGGCGCCTTGCGCAAATGGGCGCCCGATCACCATCATCTCCATAGGCCCCACTTGACGGAAGTCAGGCTCGATCCGCGTGATGTGCATGCGGCGGTTTGCCGTGATCGTCACATCTTCGGCGGGGGTGCCCCCTACAAAAGAGATGTCACAGGTTTCAGCAAACGAGTCAATGGCGAAGACCCCATTGTCGGTGATTTTGTTTTTGCCATATTCGTGTTGCCAGATGGCATACCCGCCCAATGCTTGAGTCACCGTGGTCGCGTTGCTGATCACCGGGCTGGCAAATGTCATCACCGTGTACCCGCCGGAAGCGTTATCGGTAAATGTTGCGCCAGCGATTTGGTTGATCGCCGTAAAAGTGTTGCTTGCACTGTTATTGAACGACATATACGAGCCCGCTGGATTCGTTGTTTGGTCGCCTGACAATACGATTTGATACGCATTGGTTGATGGTGTGCCAGAGTGATTTGGTCCATACAATACAGAGTATGTTGCGCCGAAGCTGCCTGTGAAATTCCAATCACACCATACAGGGTAAGGAAACACTTCCGTCATGTAGCCACATGAGCGCTGCGACCCTTCAGCCATGCCCGCGTCATACCACGTCTGATCTTTGACGTTGTAGATGATGGCATCGTTGCACTCTGTCGATGTGCCGCGCGGGTAGAAGAACCAAACTTCGTTGAAGCGAGGCACCTTGGTGGCCCACACTTTTTGACGCTGGCTGTAGTTCAAATTGTCGAACAAGTAGTTCACGTTCTTGTCGTTTGGTAGAACTTGAACCACACCGTTGTATAGGTAGAATCGGTCAACACCCATCCAAAAATAAACGCCATCCATCTCGACCACGGAGTTGGACGACATGATCGAGGTGTTATTTGAAAGGATGTCATATCTCCAGAAGTACGGCGTGGTCGATGTAAACGACACTCGCACCAAAGAGTCTGTCGCCCAGAACAAACCAGCGGGGGACAGCGAGCCGCCACGCAAAGGCATACCGGCCACGATTTTGCCCGAAGCCATGTTTGTTTCGTTGGCCAGCGTACCATTCCAGTCGCTGAATGTGGATACATTGCCTGTTGGCGTATTGAAGATGACGTTATTGTTGCGCAGCAACCCGGACGTACCAAACACAAAAACAAACGGATGCAAAACAACCACACCGCCGGAGACATTGATTGGTTGGTATGTCGGGTATTGGCCTGAAGAATCCATAACTTGGGTCAGCACGTACTTGCCCGTTGTTGGGTCTGGCATGAAGCTGCCCGCGTACAAGCTCGTCACCACGTTGGAATCGACGTTGTTCAAATTTTGACCGGGATGGGCCAACAACTTAGAATTTCCATTGCCTGAAGAGTCATACCCGATGTCAAACTGCCAGAGGTAATACGGGTTTGATGCTAGGCTTCCGGGGATGTAAATTTCCACGGTGGTTGCAGTCGAAAACCCCGCTGCACTGGTCAACGTAATCGTTGTTCGATTGGTGCCTGAGTTGTAGGTTGGTGTCCCTGTCGTTGTGTAGTTGGTGCGCACATTGGATGTGTTGTACGACCAAAACACAGTTCCAGAAGGGAACGTAGACACCACATTGCCAACGACTTGAATCACGTTGGTTGTCAGGTTTGTCACCACGTAGGTGGTGTTGAATTCCACTTGAACAGGACCAACTCCAACACCTTGATCAGTGCCTGTGGTGTAAACTTCAATGCCGTTTTGGTTGCCCACGAAGATGTAGTTCACACCGTTCTGCGGGTTGGTGATGACACCGCGCGGGATTGCGTTAGGGGACGCAAACATTTGGCGGTAGCCATTCATCTTTTTGGCTTTGTTACGTTGAAACCGAATCCATTGGCCATCGCCAAATTCATCGCCTTCAAATTTTGTACCGTCGCGCTTGATGCCGGGCTTATTGGCAAGCGTAAAGATTTTTGAAGGTCCTTGTGCTGCTTGCTGTTGGTCTGCCATTAGAATTGGCCCCCAGTAATTAGGTCTGCTTGAATGCGACCAATAAATGTAGTGATGTAGTTGCCTGTGCCGCCAGTCACGTCCATGGTCGCAATGTTGTTGCTGCCCGCAGCAAAACCAAGCATCCCGTTGTTAGGCGAATACATGCCCGAGTTGGGGTCCGCTGCGAACGAATACGCTGGATTGACTGCTGTACCCCGCTGGACCAATTGAGTGCCCACGTTGGCCTGAATCAACGGCCACACATTGTTGCCATCGCTCAGGATGATGGCTTGGGAATTGCTTGCCAAGCTGAATGGTGTCTGGGATGAACCATACACTTGGAAATTGATGGAGTAGCCACTTTGGTTGGTGTCGTTCAACAGGTAGTACACCTGAGTCACGGCGGGCAGCTCGACCAATAAGGAAGATGCGCGGGTGCCGGCCAGCGCTGTGAAGCGCTGAATGATCGGCGTATTGCTGACCAAGTTGAGCGAAGCGCCTGAGATGGCGTCCACGTCATACGTGGCTGATGTGAATGTCAGGCTGTTTGGGCGTGATCGACCGACAGTGAAAAACTCTTGGACGGCAGGATCGCGGTTCACACAGATGAAGCATGAGTCGCCCAGAGGCAACGTCAAGCTACCCAAACCGTCAATCAGCGAAGATGAGCCCGTTGCTGGGTTGATGGTTAGCGCGCCGGTGCCGTTGTTGCGCACCAGAATGAACCAGCCTTGTGAGAGGCTGTTTACCGATGGTAAAGCCCAAGTACCAACACCACCATTCCAAACCAAACAGTTGCCTCGTGAGGCGTCATTGATGGCTGGCGCAGTGATGTATTCGCTGGTCACAAACGCAGCTTCAATCTTGCCTAAAATAGCCGCAGTGGAGTTGCCCGCCAGTGTGGTTGCATCGGCGGTTGAAGTGCCAGTTCCAAACTGCAACAAAGCCCATACACCAGCTTGAGTGCTATCATCCACAATGTAGGTGTAGAACACTTGGCCACCGTTGACGGTGAATGATCCCGTGCCATCAAAGCGCTGAAAAAAGATTGGATATGTGCCGGTGTTGCGGATCAGGATGTCTTGGCCAACAGATGCCTGAGTGGCATCGGGCAACGTGACTGCGTAGCCCGTGTTATTGGCAGTGAACTCCATGATACGTGCGGTTGTTTGCTGCGTATCATTGGCGTACTGTGGCCAATACAGTTGGATGCTTTGTGTGAGGGCAACTGATGCGTAACTCACATCAGTGGGCTGAATCACGTTGCCGGTAAAGGCGGAGGTGTATGTTGTCATGGTTCTTGTCTCACAGTGTTACGATCAGCCATCCGACGTGAATCTTCACCCTTGATGGCGGCAATCGCGTCATCGTAGTAGCCTTTCCACACAGAAATTTTTTCCAAGCTCTTCAAGTAGCCTTGTGCTTGCAACAAGGTACCATACAGAAGAGCTTGTGGTGCTTCACGAGTCCAAAGATTTTCTTGGTTCTCTTCGTCGAGCGGCTGGATGCGGCTGTAGTAAATGATTTCCAGTGGGTACGATTGATCTGGTTTGGGTGCCAGCGCCCAATGATCATAGTCATAGTCGCCGTAGTAGATGGGCTGTCCAGCATCTGATTCAGACTGGAACTGAGTCACGTAGTCCATTGAGCGATTGGTGACAGGGACGCCGTTGATCTTCATGCTGATCGTCTTGCGCCAGCGCACTGGTTTTTCCAGCACAAAGTTTTCCGGCTCCAGCGTCGTGTTGACCACGTTCAATTGGAGCAGTGTTTTCAGTTCAGCCGCGATTGCCTGTTCAGTCATCATGATCAGGCGCGGAATCTGTGCAAGAAATTGCGCGTCGTTCCGTTCTGAATAATTGATGACATCCTGAACAAGGCTGTCATAGGTCATCGCTTGTGCTGTCATTTATTACTCGTACAAGATGTTGATTGAGCCAGCGTCAAAGGTGTCCGTGCCGTTGACTGTTGTGATGACTACTCGGTCTAATGCTCCTGCAAGCGATATTACTCCCGCACAATAACTTAAAGACGGTTGAACAGAATCTGCTAATTGTGATGAACAAGTCCAAATATTAGAGCTAATATTTGTAAAAACAGTTTGTCCTGAATTTAAACTTGACGCTAAAATAGCGCTGCCAATAACAAATCCATTTGTAACAGTTCCTACACCGGGGGAAACACCGTTTTTTATACTACTATTAGTTTCAGTATATCCTGATGTAGTAGTAGAGCCGCTGCCTAATTGAACTAATAAATTTGATGTTCCCGATGTTGACACGCCGTTAAACATCACAGTGATTCGCTTCGCCCATGAAGGAATACCAGTAAATGTGATCGACGTGCCGCTAGTGCTGGCCTGTGCTGTGCCCGATGTGATCAATGTGCCGCCGGAGTTGGCGTTGGCACCAACGGCAGCTAAGTTTGCTGATTTTGTCATTGCTATCCTTATTCGTTAGCTGCGATGGATGCTTGCACGGGCGCGATTGCATCCCGCAAGCCTTGCGTAGAGGTTGCTGAAGCGACTGCTGTTCGCGCTGTAGTCAACAAATCCAACCAATCAGCATCAGCCAATTTGTTGGCAATTCCCGCGCCAGTATTTGTCGCGCGGTGATTTGCTTCTGTTTTAGCCAATGCGTTCAAAACAGCTTGTTGTTGTGCAACTGCTTTGGTGATGTTCACGCTAACGGTTGAGCCGTTCAATTCCCAAGCGTTAAAGAAGTCGCCGTCCGCGTTAGGCAGTGTGCTGTCGTCAACAATGATTGAACCCTCTGGCGTGTCTTTGGCTTTTACTTCTTCAATAGACATTTCACCAGTGGGTATACAAACAGCCACTTGACCATTTTGAGAATAGATAATTACTTGAGTCATTGTGAGTCCTTACCGGAAAAAAGATAAACAAGCAACTTTTGCGTTAAAAAAAGTTGTGTTAGTTGCAGTTCTAGCTGTACTTTGAATTGCAGCCGAAGTAGTTGTAAAGGGTGTTGTAGTCGCCCTTGATGGGCCAATAATAATAATATCAGTGTTGCCTGATGTGCCATCAGCTAAAGAGCCAATTCCTGACATTGAATAGTTTGCATCGACAAAAGCGTTTGTAAAATTAACCGTATATGTGCCAGTGCTGGTATATGTAATGCTGCTAACATTGAAAGCAGCATTTACAGTTGCGACCGAACCAGCAGAAGAATTAAAATTAACCCAAGCACGACACA